CTTGTGTGGATTTGAAAACGGAATGGAAGTAACAGGTGGAACTGTCGTAACAGGAGCAGCAGCAGGAGATTTAAGTGGGTTTACTCTAACATTTGAAGGAATGGAAGAAACAGCACCTTATTTCTTAAATGCTACACCTACACCATCAGCTGCACAAGTTGCCCCAACAGCATAATAGTTAGTTTTTTTAGTGAGAAAATCAAGCATCCTAATTGGGTGCTTTTTTTTTGCTTTATTCTTTATGCAAATTGAACTAATAAATACGTTATATAAATAATGATTATATTAACTACATCAGCAGCATCTCAAAAATTCTCGGTAATTCCTAGACAATATGATGATACTGCTTTTACTATAAGATTAAGAGATGATAGCACTAATGTAACAGTTGATTATCTAAATCAATCAGGCACAACAGTAGGAAATTACTTACAAGTTAATCTTGCATTTGTTCCTGTTTTAGTTGAAGCACATTTTTATGATTTAGCTTTATTTATTGACTATAATTTTTGGAATACAAATAATAGTTTTTGGAATCTATATGACGTTTTATGGCAAATTGATTCTAATTTCAAAGAAGATATATATAAAGATAGAATATTTTGTACTGACCAAGACATAGACCAATTAAACGACAACGACCATTATGAAATAAATAAAGATAAATTTACAACATATAATGGGTATAATAATGAGTACATTGTAATATGAAAAATAGAAAAAGAAATAATTTAGGACAATTTGCTAAAGCATCTAAAGTTTCAGAGTTTGGATTTGTAAATTTAAGTACATATACAAGTCCTGAAATAAAAGAAGTAAATGGAAAAGACTGGATTGAATATGGAGCTGACAATAATTACTTTCAGTACCTAATAGACAGGTACAATGGAAGCCCAACTAATAATGCAGCTATTAACGGTATTAGTCAAGCTATTTACGGAAAAGGATTAAATGCAACTGATGCAAGTCGCAAACCTAATGAGTATGCACAGATGATTTCTTTATTTAAAAAAGATGTTGTTAGAAAACTATGTTATGACCTTAAATTAATGGGTCAATGTGCTGTTCAAGTCATTTACAATAAGAATAGAACTAGGATAGCTCAATTAGAGCATATGCCAATAGAAACATTACGTGCTGAAAAAGCAAATGATGAAGGAGATATACCTGCATATTACTATTTCAAGGATTGGGCTAATATTAAACGTAGTGACATTCCTTTAAGAATACCTGCATATGGTATGTCAAAAGAGAATATAGAGATTTATTATATAAAGCCTTATAAATCAGGGTTTTACTATTATTCACCTGTGGATTATCAAGGTGGCTTACAATACGCTGAATTAGAGGAAGAAGTATCTAATTATCATTTAAATAATATAATGAATGGTTTAGCTCCTAGTATGCTTATAAACTTTAACAATGGTACTCCTAATCAAGAGGAAAGACAAGCTATTGAAACTAAGATTGCACAGAAGTTTTCAGGAACATCTAATGCAGGTAAGTTTATATTAGCTTTTAATGATAACAAAGAAAGTCAAGCTGAAATAACGCCAGTACAATTAAGTGATGCACATAATCAATATCAATTTTTATCAGAAGAAGCACAGTCTAAGATTCAAGTTGCTCACAGGGTTGTATCGCCTTTTTTATTAGGTATTAGAACTAGTACAGGTTTCTCAAGTAATGCAGATGAGATTAAAACTGCATCTTTACTTATGGATAATACCGTTATAAGACCATTTCAGGAGCTTTTAATTGATTGCTTTGACCATTTACTATCTTTTAACGAAATAGCCTTAAATCTATACTTTACGACTTTACAGCCATTAGAATTTACTGAGGTTGATAGTTCAATACAAGACAAAGAGGATATTGAAGAAGAAACTGGTGTAGAAATGCAAAAATTTAGTCTTAAAAAGATAGATGGTAAAGAAGCATATAAAACAAAAGAAGAAGCTATAGCAAAAGCTGAAGAAATGGGATGTGGTGGTTATCACGAACACGAAGTTGAGGGTGACGTTTACTATATGCCTTGTGAAAATCATACAGAATTGAAAGCACCTTGTTGGGATAATTACGAACAATATGGTACTAAGATAAAAGATGGAAAAGAAGTACCTAATTGTATTCCTTTAGCAACTGAGTTATCTAATGAAATGGGAACTGCTATTTTAAACAACTTAAAGGGCGAGGTATTGTCAGATGATTGGGTGCAGATGGATGAGTTGTCAAACAATGAAGATATAAGTGATGAAGATTGGGCTACTCTTTGTATAAAAGAAAAGAAGAGCTTATTCACTAAATTAAAAGATGAGATATACTCTAAAAACAATGGTAGTGCTTTTAGTTATTTAGATTCTAAGAATTACAAAGTAAGATATAAATATGCAGTAGGTTCTCGTAAGTCTAGCTCATCAACAAGAGAGTTTTGTGCTAATATGATGAGTTTGTCACAAAAAGGTATAGTTTACAGATTAGAAGATATAGATAGAGCTTCAAGAGATGGAGTAAATAACCAATTAGGTCATAAAGGGAAAGCATATGACCTATTTAAATTTAAAGGTGGCATTTATTGTCGTCACAAATGGGTAAGAGTCTTATACGCTTTAGCAAGTAATACTGAACCATCTGAAAACTTAGGTAACTATCAAAAGACTAGACAGATACCTGCTAGTTATTTAAAAAATCCAAGAGGTACATCAGAATCAAAAATAGCACCAGTTAATATGCCGAATCAAGGAGCATACCCAAAATAGAAAAATATGGCAACAGTATTATTTATAAATAGAACAGATTTAGTTAGAAACTCCATATTAGATGGTAATGTGGATACTGATAAGTTTATACAGTTCATTAAATTAGCACAAGAAATTCATATACAGAATTATATGGGTACTAAACTATATGAAGGTTTAACAACAGCAATTCCTAATATTGATGTACCTGCAAATGCTAGATGGAAAATTTTATTAAACGATTATATTGTTCCGATGTTAATATGGTTTGCACAAGTAGATTATATGCCTTTTGCAGCTTACCAAATTAAGAATGGTGGAGTATTTAAACATAGGTCTGAAAATGCAGATACTGTAAGCAAAGAAGAAGTAGATTTTTTAGTTGAAAAAGCAAGGACTAACGCTGAATGGTATTCAAGAAGGTTTATAGACTTTATGAGTTTTAATCAGACTACATATCCTGAGTACACTAGCAATATAAACGACGATATATATCCAAGTTATGATGCTACATTTAATGGATGGGTATTATGACGTATAAACCAAAAAATAAAAATATAGAAAAATTAAAAGTTTTTTTAAAAACATTTAAAATAAAAACAAAAAATTAAAGTATGGCAACTCTATTCAATACTAAAATATCAGTTACATATCCGGGTCTATTTAAGACTATTGATAATGTAGCATTAAGTGCAACTCTAAGAGAATTGACAGATGGTTCTGGAAACCAGTCAGGTCTGTTTTTAAACACAGCAGGTGATTTTAAAGTTACTTCTATTTTAGAATGGGGTTCGTTAAAAGACACAGGCACAGGGGTTACTATAACACAATTTGTAACAGCAGCAAACGGAATACAAAACTTTAACAATGATACTACTGTACCAACAAGTGCAGCAGTTAAGTTATATGTAGATACTAAATTTTCACAAACAGATACTTTAGCAGAAGTTTTATCATTTGGCAATACAACAGGTGCAACCAATATAGTTATACAAAAAAGCATACAGTTACCAACAACAACTACAAACAATGGAACACCTACAGATGTCGGTGTAATATCATTTGGTGGAACTTTTAGTAATGGAAATAGAATATTTAATGATTCTTCAGGTGGTAATTTAAGAATACAAGGAACTGATAATTTACAGTTATTTGCTCCAAATCATAAAATTTCAAATGTTAATGGTAGTTTAATTATAGCAGGAGATAGTGGAGTGAAATTGTTTTATCAAAATTCACAAAAATTACAAACAACAACATCAGGAATAGATGTTACTGGTAATCTTGTAGTAAGTGGAACTATCACAGGTTCAGGTGGTTCATTCTTGCCACTTGCAGGGGGTACAATGACTGGTAATACTTTACACGGAGATAATATTAAATCTATTTACGGAGCAGGTAGTGATTTACAAATTTATCACGATGGTTCAAATTCTTATATTTTAGCAACTCCACCAGGAAATTTAACGATTCAAGGATTTGGTGTAAATTTAAAAACAAGCAGTACAGAAAACGCATTAGTTGCACAAATAAATGGAGGGGTACTTTTATATTATAATAATGTAAAGAAATTTGAAACAACCTCAACAGGTGTAGCAGTTACAGGTGCTTTATCTACTACAACAAATGTAACAGTAGGAGCAAATGCAACCTTTGTAGATAACGGAAAAGCTATATTCGGTGCAGGGTCTGACTTACAGATTTATCACGATGGTTCTAACTCATATATAAAAGACACAGGAACAGGAGATTTATATATACAAGCAAGTGATGATTTAATTTTAGGAAGTCCAACAGGAGAAGTTTTTATACAATGTAATGAAAACAGTTCAGTAGAATTAAAGTTTAATGATGTAACTAAATTTTACACACAAAGTAGTGGTGCAACAGTAGATGGAAATTTAACAGTAACAGGCACGATTACAGGAAGTGGTGGCTCGTTCTTACCTTTAGCAGGTGGAACAATGACAGGCGATACTATCCACAACGATAATGTAAAATCTATTTATGGAACAGGAAATGACTTAGAAATATTTCACGATGGTTCTAATAGTAGAATTAAAGATGTAGGAACAGGTGCTTTAATATTAAATGCACATCAAGTTGTTATGCAAAATGCTTCTGCAAGTGAAGCAATGTTTGCAGCTTCCGAGAATGGTTCTGTTGAACTTTACTATGATAATTCAAAGAAATTTCAAACAACAAGTGGGGGTATATCAGTTACAGGTGCAGGTAATTTTACAGGAAATGTTAGTGTTCCAGATGCAAAATTTTTACAAGCAGGTTCAAGTAGTGATGTAATAATAGGACACGATGGTAGTAATTCAACATTTAGAAATAGTACTGGTGATTTAAATATAGAACAATTTGCAGTTACTAAATCAATATTTTTTAAAGTATCAAATGCAAACGCAGGAGATACAACTGCCTTAACTATTAATAGAGAAGGAGATTTAAGTACAGGTGCAGATGTTACTATTGCAGGAAACTTAACTGTAAACGGAACGACTACAACAATAAACACACAAACACTAGCAGTTGAGGACCCGTTAATAGAACTATCAAAAGACAATGCAGCTAATTCTGTAGATATAGGTTTCTATGGTAAATACA